GACAGATTACACTTCGTCCTGTTTTAATACAGATTTTACAGCTAAATCTACAAGTGATTTAAGTGAAGGAACAAATCTTTATGCATCTGATGCTAACATATACTTATCAACGAATTCTCTAATATCTTTAACTTCACTTGATCCGTTAACTGAGATAATAGTTCTTTTTAATCTTGTTGTTACTTCAGGAGAAGCGTTTTTATCTAACTTCTTTAGTCCTTCTAGTTCTCTTTGAACGTCATTTTCATCTTTATGAGTAAGTAATTTAAATACTACTTCATTTCCAGAAGGAAGAGTAAAAGAAAATTTATTACCTTTTTCATAATTTTTAGGATCTATTTCAATATTTTCTAACTGAGATAGGTCAATAACTACCTGTTCTCCGTTAAATACTACCTTATATTCAGGTCCGTAAGATAATATTCTAGCTGCTACCATAATAGCATTTTTATCTCCAACTAATAAGTCTTCATATTTAACTCCTTCAGTTACAATAAGTGATTTTAGTAATTTATCAATTACTATTCCTTTAGATATATAGTTTCTATTAGTTAAGATGTCCTCCTCTTTGGCTGTCATATACTTCATTTCTATTTCGCCTTTTGCAAGAGGAGAATCTTTAGGATATAATAACCCTTTGGAAGGTAATTCTACCGTTTCCGTAGGTATTTTAAACTTTGATTCCATAAATTTTATTTAGTTAAAACCGGTTCTATAATAAATATAGTAAAAAAATATTTTGAAAACAACTATTTAAAGAAATCTTTTATAATTATATTTTCGCTTAATACTTTTTTAATCATAGCTGTTTCACTTGAAAATAAATGTAAAAATGGTCTATTTTCATATTCTAACCATTGAAATCTTCCGCTTTTAATATCACATTTATCTATCAAAGACTTACTATATTGTATATTTTCATTTTGATTTCCTATATAATCTTCAACATTACTATAAAAGTCTACTTTTTTAATTACTTCAGGAGAACCGAAAAAGATTAAATCTCTAAACATATAAAGATGGTCCTTATTAAATGATTGTTTTTCTATATAACCTTTGAGAGAACCGTATATTTCTACCAAATTCTCAAAGCTATTAGTTAATAAAGGGTATACTTTAGAAGCATCTGTTCTCCATTTTACTACATAATCGTAATCTTGTAATTTAAATTCATTAATACATTCATTATACCTCCACCACTGTACTACTCTATCAAAATTATGACCGTAATGTATATTATTTTTTAGACCTAATTTTTCTACTCTTTTATGTAGTAATTTATACTTATTTTTATATTCTTTTATTATGTTATTACCTACTTCAGGTTTAGTAAATATAAAATCTTTAGGTTTAAGTTTCATACCTTCTTTTTTATAGTCAAAATCAGTATGAAAAAATATATCGGAATCTTTAAAAAGGCTTAAATTAAGATTATAGTTATCTTTATTTAAAAAATCTATTCTGCCTATTATTATAACTGCTACTTTCATTATATAAAAAAACCCAGACGAGCTGGGTTAATTTAAAATGTATGTATAAAAATCTTAATAGTTAAGGATACAATAATCCATTGCTACTGTGATTGATAGATCAACTACTTCGTCTGTAGCCCAATCGTACTGACCAAAGTCTCCATTAGTTAAGAATGCTCCTTTGATAACCCACTCACCTATAATGTCTCCTACAGGTCCTAAAATATTAAGAGTTAAATCTTTTTTGTAAAAATCAGAATAACCTGCTCTACCAGTTACTGACTCATATGAAAGTCTAGCCCACTCCATTACTGCTTGAGCTCCAGAAGGAGTAATTGGATCATATAATACCATTGTTATATCATCCCACTCTCTTTTTCCTCTGATTTTTCTATAAGAGTTAATATGGTCAAGCTTTACTACGTTATCTGTAAAAGTTGGAGCTTTTACGTTTTTTACCATAAAGGCTGGAATAGTATCGATGTTTAATACAAATCTATTCTGAACCTTTGGTTCAAAAGCTCTAAACATTATGTCGTTTGCGTCTAGTACTGCCATGTTCTTTATTTATTATAAATATCTATATTCTTAAAATTATTGACCAAAAGTAGCTCCTGTTGGTTCTACTGTAAAGTCTAGTACTATAAATTCTGCTGTTTTAGCTGGTTGAATAAATATCTGACCTACTAATTGATTTCTATCTACTACGTCTGCAGTATTATTAGTATCATCCATTACTACTCTAAAAGCAAATAAACCTTGTCTCTGTACTACTGAGTCTAGGAATGGATTAACAGCTGCTAAGAATTTATTTCTTGTTGCTATAGTATTTTGTTCGAATACTAAGTTTTGAGCTTGGTTACCAATAAACTCTTTAAGCTCGATTAATAGTCTTCTAACATTTACTCTATCTAAAGCTGATGCTTTAGTCTGTAAAGTCTTTTGACCAAATACTGCAATACCTGATCCAGGGAATGTAGCAATTGGATTAACTTTAGCATCATATAATGTATCTCTCTGAGATCTTGAAAGTTTTCTTTCTGCTTGAATTACTCCTACGATTCCACCTCTTACTAATCCTGCAGGTGCAAACCATGGTGCTGCTGCTCCATCAGTAAATGCATATACTCCTGGAATAAATACTGAAGCTGGAACGAATACGTTCTTACCGGTAGCTGATTGAGTCTGTAACCATGGCCAGTATGCTGCTGCATAAGATGAATTTAATACATCTGCTTGACCTGTTACGTTAGCTACTGAAGCTCCGTGAGGATATAAATCTACTACTGCGATACAGTCTCCTCTGCTTTCTGCTAATGATATAATATTATCAATTTGAGTTGAATGATTATTTTTAAATAATCCTGGAGCTGAAATAACGTTAAATTTATAATCATCTTTATTTCCTAATAAAGTAATAACGTTATTATAATCTGTAGCAATAACTCCTTGCGTAGCAGTACTTATATTCTGGTATAGATTTAACGATGCTGATGCTATAGCTGTTAAACCGTTGGCATTATAAAATGAACCAGAAGTATTAATAGGTAATAATTTCTTATACCCTACTCCTGCTGAAGAAGATTGAACTGTTACTCCATCTGTAGAGAAGTAATTTAATGTCTTACTGTTAACTTTAGATACTCTGATATAATTAGATTTATTTACATAATCACCGGTTGTAGTAATTTGAGTTGCGTCAGCTGAAATAGCTTGAACTTGAGTACCGATTACTTTTTCAATATAATTTTCACTATTTGGATCTAATGAAATATTATTAAATGTTTCTAATACTATCTTATTATTATGGTTATCATTTCCTTTACGTACTGAAAGAGTAAATGTACCTTTCTTTTCGTTTTTATTAGAAATTTCCCATCTTAAATTATCTTCAGAACCACTTACTAATGAATTGTCTGAATTAACATAATTTGCTTTTGGATTTAATGCATCACCTGATCCTGTACCTGCATTATAAATTTTACCTTTTCCTAATGTTGCTAATTCGAAAGGTTGTATACTTGCATTTTCAGATGAAGATATGTGTGTATTTACAGCGTGAGTCCATGTTGAAGATTCAGATACGATTCTTGTTACTAATACTGTATCACCTCCTTGGCTAAAATAATTTTTTACAGCAAGTGATGTTAAGTATTCATCTTTAGCGGCTCCATTATCGAATGTTTCGCCAAATAATCTTACGTATTGGTTAAAAGAAGTTACAGCTGTAGGAATCTCAACAGGTCCCTTCACTGTAGGTCCAAGTATTGCCGCTCCTACTTCAACTGGTGCTGGGTTAATAAAAGAGATATCATTTTCTCTTTGAAAAACACCTGGGGAGATAATTGTTTCTGCCATGTTTGGTTAAGTTTATATTTCGTCTATTATAAATATATAAGGAAAATCGAAACCATTTTTAATATAATGGTCTTTATTCACATATATAAATATACAAAAGAAAGGTGAAAATACTACTAATCAGAAATAAATTCTTTAGTTTCTAAATTCATTCGTCCGTTGCCATAAATATTAGTTAATTTTTTACCTAACTCTATTTCATAGGCTTTAACTTTATTATAATTAACTCTAGCAACATCTTTTTGATTTTGAAGTTCTATTTCAGTAGCTTGTATAGATGCTAGTTCGTTTTTGAGTTTTATTCTCATTTTTGATAGCTCTTCTATTTCTAATAAATGTTCTTTTTTTAATTCAACTTTATTCATATCTTAATATATAGTCACTACAAATACCTAAAACATTATCAGGTTTAAAATCTTTATCAGCCAATTCCGGCATTACTGCTATTGCATTAGAACATTCTACTCCTGGATAAGCCCAAAGGTATCCTTTAGACGTTAATGCTACTTTATCTTCTTCATGCCAAAAGTAATTTAAATAAAAACCACCTCTATCAAGTTCATGCAATTTATTTATAGCATCTACGTTTTTACAATGTATCCATAATTTAGTATAACTCTGCTCTAAAAATTCAATAGGGATATCATACTGAGGTTCATCATGACCTAAATAAAACTTATTATTAACAAACCAAAAGTCAACTTCTACATCGTATCCTTGTGATATAGTATACTGTATACGTGAAGGTTTATTTTCAGTATTGGGTTCAGGTCCGTCAATATTTCCTCTATGTGATATTAAAATCATTTATAATTTTCTAAATAGTATTTAAGGTCTTCAGGAGTTCCTAACCCCCACATTTTATTAATATTATATGTTCTTATTTTTTTCTTATCTTGTATAGCTTGATTAAAAACAGGACAAACGTAAAATTCATTATTTACTCTAATGTCTTTATTTATCATATCTTCTGCATACTTTACAAAATCAGAACCTTTTTTCCAATAATAATATCCAACAGTTGCTGTATCAGATATAGGATTTTTTTCGGCTACTTCGGTAACTAATCCTTCTTCATTTATTTTAGCGAATGACCATTTAGGATGTGTAGCTTTAAAAGTTACAATACCTCCATCTGCATTAGTTTCATTCATTTTATATAAAAACTCGTTAGAATCCCATTCTACAAATTGATCAGAATTAGCAAAAAATAATGGATTATTATTATTAATGTATTTCTTAGCTAATAAAGCTGTACATGCTGCTCCTTCAGTTATACCTTGAGTCTCTACTATTTTACACCCTGGGGTTATTAAATTTAGTAAAGTATCTAAGTTATATTTTTCTCTATGTTCTTTTTGCACTACGTAAATATAATTTGCTTTTATATTTAAATTTTCAGTTACTACTTGAATCATAGGTCTTCCTTTAACATCTATTAAAGGTTTAGGAAAAGTATAACCGGCTTGTTCAAATCTACTTCCTGCACCTGCCATAGGTATTAGTACGTTTAACTTTTCATCTCTCCAAGCAGGAGTTGCTTGTTTTTCTCCCATTTCAATTTGATTAAGTTTATTATTTAAATTAGCATACGTAACTTCAGAAGGATTCTTAACTCTTAGTATATGAGATTTAGAACGTGCTGCCGCTAATAATCCATAAGGTGAATCTTCTACTATTAACGTTTCTTCTGGTAAGCAGCTCATCATTGATATTGCTTTCCAATACATTTCAGGATGAGGTTTACTATTTTTTACATCTTCGTTAGATATAATTAAATCTAAGTACTCTATTAATCCTAATTTAGATAAAACTGTTAAGCAAGTTCGTCTAATAGAATTACTACAGACAGCTAATTTAAATCCTCGATTATATAGATTAACAAATATTTCAACTAAGTCGTTATTATGTTCTATTTTACTTAGTTTACTTAAAGTTATATGTTGCTTTCTTTCCCATACCTGTTTATGTATTTCACGAGGTAATCCTTTTTCATCAGATAATAAATTTAATTTTTGATAAGTTTTTAAACCATCATACTTATTAAGGTGATCAGTCCAATCTATTTTATAACCAGGATTAACTTCAGATAACGCTTCGTTTAAAGCTTGGAAATGCAAATTTTTAGCTTCTACTAGTACTCCATCTAAATCAAAAATAATTAAATTAACTACTTTTTTCATTTATTATTTTTTATATATTCATACAAATATTCCCCCCATAAGGTATGAGCATTATCCTTAGGATGCCAAGTATCAAAATATTCATTGTTATTCCAATCATCTAATCTTGCAGTACGTAAAATATAATCTTTAAAATGCCCTGGGTGAATATTATTATCAACCCAGTTTTTATATTTAACTAAATGTCTCATAGGTACAGTCTGGTTGATAGTTATTTCATCAAATGCATTGAAAAAAAGATAATCTATATTATTATATTCTAAGTAATATTGTAAAAATAAGATGTTATTAAGACATTCATTAGTAAACTCTAAAATTGTCTTCCCATAAAACTCTAAGTTTTCTACTCCTTGAGTATGAGGTCTAACATGATGCATAGTGAATGCTTCCTTAACTTCATTCCATTTAATAACTGGTGTTCTAAATGCAGTAGTCCAGCCTATAACAACAAAAATATCTTTTTTACCTAAAGATTTTAAATATTCTATACTGTTAATAGTTCTACAAGCTATACCTTTATTATCATCACCTAATCTTCCTGCATTCCAAGTCTCTATTCCTAGCTTTCTTCCTAAAACCTTAGGCCAAACTTCACTACCGTAAAACTTATAAACTATTTTTTTACTGTGTTTACCTTTC